TTAACAAAGCAGTTATCGACTCCTCCAGTGATGTTATACCCATTACGCTTCGTTTCTCCAATTTCGTAATACCTCTGGCAAGCCAGCAGCTCCTCATCAAAACTCTTCGGTTGAAAGGGCAAGGCGACATCACCAGCACAAAGTTGGACTTGAGCAATGTCGATGTTTCCAGCTCCGACATATGTTTCAGCGGTTACCGAGGCCTGGACATTTGCATTACCCCAGGTAGTTCCCCACATCATCCACAGATTAAGACCAATCCAATCATCACCATTAGTTCCGAAAGTTTTTCCAACAAGAGTATTAGTTGTGAATGTAACAGTGTATTTTACCCAAGAAGAAGTGAGCGTTATTGGCGTTCCTAAAATTGCCTCTTGAGACGATGGTGAACCACCTGTCCCATAGTTTTGATGAAGTGTAGGGCAAATTCTTTTATTAGTTATAGAACTCCTAGCCCAAAAAGAAACAGTGACTTTTTTAGAAGCACCACACAAATTACGTGTACCATTTTCTATTTTTTGTTGCGTAACCCCAAAAGAAGATACTCCTAATGACGTTCCTGCTCCATCTACATTCCATCTGTGAAAGTAAAATGAATTTGCAATATCACCCGATGCTTGTAATTGCCTACTGACAGTTATAGTCGGAGCAGTTCCGCCGTTTTTTTCTGAATATTCAATCCATCTATCTGCAATAAATTTAGATACACCAGCGTCAGTCACAACTAAGCTTGTCCCTCTCTGCCAAATATCAAAGTTTCCATTCATGATGGCTTGGCGGGACATGCCAGTGTAGAAATAGTCACCAGCGTAAAGACGAGTAATGATATCATCAAGTTCTACTGCTGGTATAACCATACGAACTTCTTCGTTCGTTGTATGACTGTAAGAAAGAGCTGAATGTAGAACGTTCGTAGCAGTCTTGGATGTAATGTCTTTTACCTCGTAATGTCCATTTATATTTGTTGCGTCGAAAGCGATATAAAAAGGAGCAGCTATCGAAGGAACAGAGTTGAGAGGAGATGTCGTATCACCTGCGTTCGTACCGCTAGTGAGATTAGTGCCAAAATTATCCTGATGTAAATGCTGTGCCATATTATTTTTTTTAAGATTGAATATTGGGTTGGTACAATGGACTCAAAGGTTTGAAATTATAGTGAATACTGTTTACTTCCCATGACTTCGTCCCAGTGAGATCTTCGTCCGTTATTTCTACCTGAATGTTTCTACCTGATACTCCGAGTGGTATCCTGACGAAATCATCACCACCAGTATCGTCGATTGAAAGTGAACCAGAACCGACACCTATCTTCTCAACCCCTATCATTCCTTGTCCGATACCTGAGCTTCCACTCGAACCTATCTGCCCCGTCCATGTTCCTACAAGTTGTCCATCAACGTAAGCATTCACCGTCGGATTTCCAGGGGTCTTTCCAAAGCGGATTTCGCAATCAAGAAAGAACTTCATCTGCGACGGATCGCCGAAAGAAAGTTTTGGTGTTTTATAGTCAGTGAGAATGGCGTACCCAAAATCTTGTTTCTGGGTAGAATCAAAGTAGTAAATCGCCCCATCTACTGGTGAACCAAAGTACAGTTTCGTATCTCCTGCCGCGTTCTTAAATTCAGCAAAGCAGTTCGCTCCGGTATACACCCCAGCGATAGCAATTTGAAACTCCCACCAGCCGAGTCTTTGCCGGTCGTAGACTTTGATGATGTCGTTTACCGTTCCGCCACCTGAGGTGTAGGAGAGATAGTAGTGGTTGTCGAAATACATCCCCTCTACGTTTTCGAGGCGTGACTTCTGAATTGATTTCAAGTCTGGGTCAATACGAAGAGAGACGATGTTGGTACGAATCTGGTCGAGGATGTTTGGCTCATACCCAGTCGCAAACATTCCTTGCTCCTGAAACATGAAATTATCATTGTCTACCGAGTCGATAGAGTGGTGAGAATCACAGCCACGAGCAGGGTCAATCATTTCATTCGTGATGAGCTGGTAGGTATCTGTTCCGACGTTAGACCGCCATAAAGAACGCTCTTTGGTGACGTAGAGGTAATCTTGGTGCTTGAAAAGCCCAGTCACATACTGTCCGTCTGACTGAGAGACATAGACGGAAGTTGCAAGAGGGTTGGCTGTGACGTGATAGGTAAAGTTTCCGATATTTGTATCGTTTCCTGAACGATACAGTCGAGTTTCATTCCCAGATATAGGATTTCCAGTAGCCCAGAGACAAGACTTATAGAAAATCATGTACTTCGCAACGATTGATCCAGTGACATCTCTAACCGTGTGGCCAGAGTCGATTGCTCGTATATTCTCAACACCATTGGCAACAAACATATTCCCGCCAGCAGTGCAGAAGTCAACACGATTTCCAGCAGTAAATACGTTCGCAGATACTGGGTTTGCAGATAGAGCTACCGCAGTCCCAGAAGTTACGTCATACAAAATACCTCCTGACGCAGCGATGAGTTTTCGAGTTGAGCCATGATAATATGATCCAAGTCCATCTATCTTATTCCCACCAGCAACAGTACAGAGTTTGTAGACACCTGGACGTTTTGCGACGGCATTTTTTCCGACAGCCCAAACATTGTACGCTTCTGGCGACTCATTTTCTTTGAGGTCGGTATCACGAGTGAATTTGTTCAAACCCTTGCCAAAATCGTCGTATTTTTGATTTTTCAGTCCTCGTGCCATAGTTATTCGATAGTGAAACCAATCGAATCACTGTTTATACTTATCTGGCTATTCATCTCCTTAATTCGCGCATCACACTCTTGGAGAGCTTTGTCAGCGTCTTCAAATGGGTCGCTCTCTCCTTTCCGTAGGTAGGCGTATGCAAATGAAACAGGTGCTTCGATATCTGGTATGAGGCACACATCCGAATCGTTTGAAAGTGGAGCTGGTCTAAAAGAATAATTCACTGTGTAGCTTCCGTCGGCTGGGACATTCAAAACAAAGCCACTCGTTTGGTTCCCCGTAATCCAGAAAACTGCTCCTTGGTGAGCTGGCACATACTCTTGGTCTACTTGGAGATATTCCGTGGTCCCGTTATAAACAGAGTTGGCGATGATAAAATCATCAGGGAGGTTACCAACACCAGAAGCAATCGTGATAGTGTATGGCTTCGACAATCTCATCCGATCAGCGCAGTACTCTACACCTCTATTTAAGAGGCGAACGTAGCGGGCGAGGATTGTGGAGTTCGTCGGTACGGTCCCATTATCGTGACGGTCGCTCAGCGATTGCTTGCAATCTGCGAGTGTGTGTCTTGTGTAGGCCATAGTTATTTCTTATTAGGTTTCTTTCCTTTAGCTTGGTGGTAGAGGTCGGTTAGTTGGGATTTTATTGGAGTTACTGCCTTTGGGTTTATAACAACCAATTCTTTTTCCCCTCCGCCAATGTATACTGCGTCAATTTTTTGCCTCCTCAGATAACCGATGTAATCTTCCAATTTCCTGCCTGATACATTTTTCTGACATTCGGGTCAAGAGCATAGGCCGCTCCTTCACCGAGAATCTTTCCACCTTTGACTACGGTGTCTCGTGTTCCTGAAAACATCTGGCCGACAGCACCAGGGACTTCACGGATAACATCTCGCGCTCGGACATTTTGTGTTGGTTGAAAATATCTATTTACACTAGATGCTATCTGTCGAATGTTCTGAAGTGGTTGCTGAAAGAAATTCATCACAATAAAAAAGAACGCACCTTGTGAGTGCGCTCATTAAAAGTCGAGCTGTATTCAATTAAACAAAACAAACTCCGCCCCAGAATAGAGAAGAGTTTTTATTACCTATATTTTATCATAGTACTGTTATTTATGTCAAGCCACTGAGCACTCTTTTCCCCACAGAGAACTCTTAAAACTCCGTGGGGAGAGGAGGTCTCACAGACCCGCCGCAAAAGCCTCCTTCTTTTTTTTCGCCTCGTCGAATTTCTTCACAAGCTTGACGTAGTTGCTCAGTTTTTGCAGTCTCTCGTATGATTTTAGCTCTGAACTCCCGATTTCTCGCTCAATAGAGGTTAAAAGTGACTGATACTCGGCTGGAGAGGTTGATTTTGAGCGCAAATACCCGTCAATTACCCCAAACTGAGCTGATGCTGGGAACTCTTTGACGATTTCCTTTATCCCGAGGTACTCTACCCCATACTTTCCATTCACTTTCTCCCATTTTTCAAGGTCGTTTGATACCGCACCATCCTGATTTATGGTCGTTAGGTCACTTTCTGAGACATTTTCAGTCTCCTTCATTTTGTATTCGTCAGCAGTTGGGACGTCTGTTGCAACTTCAACTGACCGTTCTCTAAACGCTTCCATAGAATTTCTTTATTAAATCACAAGTCTTTTGTATTTCCTCTGTCGTTATATTGAGGTGCATTGGGAGGGAAAGAATCTTTCGATAGGCTTTCTCGCACTCATAGAGGTCGTCTTGTCCAAAGAATCCATATTTAGTGAGTGGTTTATAATGCACCCCACAACTGACTCCATTCTCTTTCAGAAATTCAAAGAGCTTGTCCCTATCTTTTACTCTGATAGTGTAGAGATGCCAAGTTGAACTTCTGAATGGTCGCTCAATAAAATTAGGCAAAAGATTGTCATACATTCTTGCTATCCAGCGACGGTACGCATTATCATTCCCGAGGTTCTTCAGCTTCGCCAAAGCAATGATGGCGGTGATGTCATTCATGTGCGCCTTGAGTCCTGGTGCCTTGATATCATAATCCCAGGCATACCCATCCTTCTTGCTCCGGTCGAACGTTGTCTTATCAATACCGCACCATGAGAGTGCGCGAGCTTTCTTGTAGACTTCTTCGTCATTCGTTGTGAGCATTCCACCGTCCCCTGCTGGCAGATTTTTCACCGCATGAAACGACCAGCAGGAAATGAGTCCTTTATGTTGAACACCGCTAGAGTGCGCCATGTCATAGATAATCCCTTCTCCTGATTGATTGCCGGCGTACATGACCTGAATGTCGGCTTTCGGTGTGCAGAGACTCTTCGGTTCAATATCAAGCAGTTCCACCTTATATCCGGCATTCAGTGGTGCCAGAGCGCTTGAAACGAACGTAAATGCTGAGACGGTGACTGTCTCTGGAAGGTCTACTGCACGAACAGCAATGTCTAATGCCGAAGTACATGAGTTGGTCGCTACTGCATACTTTGCACCGGTTAATCGGCACCATTCTTCTTCCAGCTCTTTCACTTTAGGCCCCTGACCAATCCAGCCAGAGTCAAGAATCTTCTCCATCTCTGTGAGGATTTCTGCCTTTTCTTCTTTTGAGAATACGGGTCTGAGTACTTGTATCACAATTTTATAAATAAGAGTTTAAAACGTGGTATTTCTCGGTGTTCAAACTTCTCTACTTTGACGAGTTTCGTGCCGACCTTTTCAAAGAGGTCTTTTAAGATGTCTTCTGTCATGAGCATTTTATGGAAGTTCTCTGGATAGGTTTGAGCAGCGAAGATGCAGTCAATCAAGTTTTCAGTTGGAACATCTCGCCATTTGTCCATAGTCGCTCCCATGTCTACGGTCTCAATAAGGATAAAACCTTCTTTCTTCACGACTCGCACCCATTCTTTCACTACACCAGCTATCTCGTGTCGGTCGAAATGTTCGATAAGGTTCCTTGAAGCCACGCCGGCGAGTTCTCCTTTCTTGAAAGGAAGTTTCTTCACGTCTGAAACAACGTCCACTCCTGGGATATCACGAATATCAACGTTCACAGCACCGGCCATCGGGTACTCTCCGCATCCGAGGAAAGCAATTTTATCTTTGTACTTCATAAAGTTTCTAGCATGAGCATAAAACCATGTACGTCTTTTCCTATGGGTGTTCCTCTTCCGCCGGAAGTGATAAAGTATTTCGCGTTTCTTTTTACCCAGGCATCGAAAAGGTCTTTGTCTTCCCCATCCCAGTTTCGATAGGAATTAAGCATCATCACGAGGTCGTACTTCCTATCAACTTTTATAAATTCTCGCAAATCTTCGACGAATGGTTTCACCTGTAGAAACTCCCACTCTGGATATTCCTTAATATCAAACTGCTCTATATTCCAGCCAGGGTTTTTCCACTCTAGTCCGTCAGCGATTATTCCTACACCGCAAGCAATGTCAACAATATCGTTGATGGGTAGTCCTTTGATTGCTTCATAGATATCAATCATCCGGCCAGCGTCATAGGTCTTCTCCAATCCCCAAATTCTCAGCGGGTCGCCCCAATTTCCTTTTTCCATAAATCTGCAATTATTTCTGCGTCATATTTAAGAGCATATTCACGACACTTTTCTATGTCTTCCTCGTCTCGAACCATCACGAGGTTCTCCCAGTCTTCTTTTTTCTCAACGATGTACTTTCTTCCGACTCCTGCTTCTTGCATCGCCTTCACATAGTCCGGCATCGGTGAAGTATAGGTTGGAAGTCCAATAGCCCAGTTTTTGAGGAGCTTGTGCATCCCTTTTACCTGTTCAAACTCCCCTTCTGGCAGGTAATACATGCCAAAATCACACTCAGAGAGGTATTTATCAACCATTGCGATACTCCATGGTCGCCCTTGTGCAGTCTTGTCTAGATCAGTGTAATGGTGGCACCAGTCACCTGAAGAAACGAACCGCATCGTGTACCCCTTCGGAATCTTCACGTCATTCAAATACTTAGCGTTGTTTCCGTACCCAGTCCAGCCGATAATCTTGCCATCTTGATACGTCTCTTTTTTTGTCCCGTCCCAGTCGAGTGAATCAGGAATGACAGTAACATTTGTATACCCATTTTTTTCCAAAGAATCTTTCTTTTCTTGCGTGTCAACCGTTATATAATCAGATTCATCAAGCATTATTTTGTACTCTAATCTATCCCAATACAAATCATCAATGTCATAGATTACTCTCGCCCCAACTGATTGGGCTTTTCGTAATTCATCAATATCTGGCTTCTTTTGAATTATGAGCGTGTCGTTTTTCGTGTACTTATTATTGCCGTTCTGCATGTCATAGATAGCCATATCATCGGGAGTTCCGAGATATGCGTTTTCAAGAAACGGGGAAATATTATAGACTCGTAGACGGGACGAGGCTGTTCTAAAGTCGCCCCACGGAACATAAAAAATCATATTATTCGTATTTATGAGCGTAGAATTGGAAGTATGGATGCCGCCAAGCACTACTCTCTATCTGATTGACTTCTTCTAATGGAAAAGCAATAGGGAAACTCATCTGGTCTCTGTCTGAGTACCGGCAGTACTGCGCCCACCACTTCTCATTGAGTTCAGTAATTCGTGGTGTATGGCGACGGATGATAACCCCACACTCACACAGTCCAGCGTGTTCTTTATGTCCGAGCTTAGCGTAGTCTCGTACCTGTTCTGCTAGTTCGTGTCTATCCCCTTTTCCGAGTGCCATACACGCCTGTGCCTCATCGTAAACACAGTCCCTTCCAACATGGCGAAACACTGCAATGTCCTTATCCTTGAGAAACTCATCAATAAGTTTCTGTGCTGGTACTTTCAAAGTGATGTTTCCGTCCAAGTAGATAGAATACTTTGATGAGAAAAAGAGGTGAGGGAGTATTTTAGCGATGCGCGAGTTCCTCCTATTGTCCTTGAAATGTCCATATGGTTTCCGAACATCCCAACACTCGCTTCTCTTGTCAGTGAATGCCACGAAATTGGCTCCTTCGGTACACTGATCTTCCATGAGGGTATCTTTATCTCCTGTAACGCTGGTATAGACCGTGATATCCTTTTCTTCGAGCATGTCAAAGAGTGCTTTGTACTTTGGAAGTTGTTTACCAATGGTGTAGTTTTCAAGCACTTCTTTTTTAGCTACACTCCCTATCTTTTTTCGTAATTCTTCGTTTTCGATAAGCATGGAGAGATACTTCACCCACTGTCCTTTACTCGTTGCGAGAAATCCGGTCTCATTTGGTCTTACAGAGCCTTTATATGGGGGGATGTTCGATAAAACCATCGGGATTTCAAGCATGGAGTGTTCCAACCATTTGATATTACTTTTGGCTCGATTAAACTTAGAGTCAATCAGCGGTGCCACGGCGATATCTAAATCAAGGTCGGCAAGGAATTGAGGAAACTCGTCATATCCAGATGTTCCAATATGGTGAAACTCTCTGTCTCCACGGAATGAATCAGAGTCAACAAATCCACATAGGTGAATCTCAACGTTTGGATATTTTTTGAGAATCTCATCAAAAGCACCATTGATAACTTTCGTATCAGCAATGTGTGAAGCTGAACCAATCCAGCCAATACGGATTTTACCGTCTGTGCGCTTCTTTATTTTTACTTTCCAGATATCGGGGTCGATAGCGTTTGGAATGACCGTTGTCCGCTTCCCGAAATGAGCCAGTGATTTTTTGAGGTTTTCGGTCGATACGACAAGGTGGTCTGATATTTCAATCATGCGCTTGACCCTCTCTGACTTCTCAACAATTTCATCATAAATTGGGTGGTCTTTGTTGATTTCAAAAGGCTCATCATCAATATCGAGTATCATCTTTGCTCCGGTGAATACCTTTGCAGTATCAATAAGTACGTTCATCCCTTCATTGTCGACCGGCTTCCAAAACCAAATATCCCCTTTATCTTTAAGGGCTAGTGCCATTTGAGGCGTCCCGATAGATATCTTCCCAATAGTCTCATGTCCGAGCTTCTCAAGTGCGTTTTTGACACGATACCAGCCAATAGCGCCATAGCCTTCCTTGCCACCAGGGCGAGACCAGTCCGTGTATATTCCTATTACTTTTGGCATAGAGTTTTTAGTGTGTTCTACTTTCTATAATTATCTCTTCGCCTATATTGCTTCCATCTTTAGACAATCCGCATCTAATATATTTCTCAGCTTCCTCTCTATCTTCGAAAACACTTATATCGTAACTAAATTTATCTTTTCCATTTCCTTTGTCTGTAAGTGGAATTTCGTATTTTTTTTTGATTATAGGTTTTCCATCTCTATCACAGATTATGTAAATTTTCATACTTTTTATTTCTCATACCCCATAAAAGAGTTTTTCCATTCTTAGCATTTCTCGCTCCTTCTTTTCTCTCTCTTTGAGCCAGTCTGAACGCTGCATGACTAACGCCCAGCTTTTGAGCTTATGTTCCAGCTCGTAGAACATTGGTTGCGCGAGTCCCTCGAGTGTTTTAGCTTCTGTCGGGTGGTCATAGACCACTTTTGGCACGGTAAGCAAGTGGTATCCTGATTTTCGCACTGAAACCACGTCTGGACGGGTCACCCAGACACTATTAACCATGGCTCCAATTGGTGCGATGGTGAAACCAAATTGCTGACAGAGTTTTTCAAGTTGTCGATACATACTAGAGAGCAAGATAGACATCGGATGAAGGGACTACCACCACTCGATATTTCTTGCTTGAAAGTTTTTCAATTTCTACACCACCGAATGGCATAGCGTAGACTGTTGAACCGACTTTTATAGCGTCAGAAAATTCTCCGATGCCGACGGAAAGGACTTTACCCTCCCGAGTAAAATCTTTATACACTTCTCGCTCTTTCTTTCGTCCTTTTTCATCAACGTATCCTTCTTTTTCGTAGATGTTCGTAAACTGAATCATCACGCGGTCTCCAAGTACTTGTTCTTTCATAGAGTTTTTTAGTTATTATTATCAGACCTTCGGGCATAGCGGTCTGATGTGCCATCCCGAGGAACAATTGAGTTGTTAGCTTACGTCCGTGTGGTCAGCGGGTATTAACCTGCCGCCTGAACGTTAATGATCCAAGAGCTGTTTGCGACTACGACGTCCCAAGCTGGAATCTTCCAACCGAGAGTAGCAATCTGAGAAAGTGGGTCAGCCACAGAGCTTTCTGGGGCATTGTAGTAAACCTGGTTACTACCACCAGCGAAATCCGCTTCGAGTACTGCATCTTTACCCGCAATGAAGTTGGCGTAAGAGGTAGCAGTTGAAACTTGCGAATATTCATTATTACTTTCCATCACATCTATACCAGCGATGCGCTTGATCTCTGAGTTCTTTACTGCATCGCGACCCTCATTGCTTGTGGCAATGTTGATGGCGGTAAATGCTCCGGTCGTAGAATCTCCGAGGAGATTGTAGTATCCGTGAGAACCAATCACACCACGGTAGGCGCCACCTTTGTTCAAAGAACCAACTGGAGCTTCAAACTTAGGGGCTTTGTTCGCCTTGAGCGTCAACACTGCATAGCGAAGGTCTGCAACATCCAACGTGTCAGTTGAGAGCAAAGCTGTGAGTGGATTAGCGCTGTTAACGAGTTTCTGGTTAGCGTACTGAGTGGTTGCACCGGCAAACATCTTGTACAGACGGATAGTGTCCATCTTTTCTGCTGCCAATTGCCCCATTGTCGAAACCTTCTCCTTCAAACCGGCATCGATAGACGTCAGCGAGAAGAGGTCAGAGAACGTGGCGTAGTCACCATAACCAGCCAGAGTGGCGGAGACAGTGGTGGCAGACATAGAGGTTGCTGTAGGTACAGTCCCTTCAGTGAGGGCTGCGGTCGATATGGTCATCGCTGTTTGGCGAGTCCAGTAAACGACTTTCCCTGAATTCGCTGGAATGGCTTTCTTCGTGGTAAGGAAGTCATAGGCAGTCTCCAATTGGAGGCGCTCAAGGAAAACCTTGTTGTAGAAAATACCCATTTCCTGCGTCAGGGTAGTTGTGCTGTTTAGAGCCATGTCATTTCAACAGGTCTCTCATCAGGAACGTGGAAGGATTGCTTCCAGTTCGGCGACACTCATATTCTTCATGTCATCGACTCCAAATGTTTTGTTTGAAACGTTTCTGACAGGAGTGGCCTGTGTCATTAACTTCGTTTCAATCTTTCTGTACGCATCCTGCTGTCCCTGGGCTCTGGTTTCTCCTATCCACTCACGAGCGATATCCGCAATACTCCCTAAATCGCTTCCGGTATTGGGGTCGAATCCGATACCTGGCGTCTTAGCAAGTTTGAGAATTTTATCTCGTGAATTTGCATAGGATGGATTTTCTTGCACGAATGAATTGAGTTCACTCTCAAGAATCTGATTTGCTTTCTCCTGCTCCTGTGCTTGGAGTTTGGCTTCGAGATATGAAACCTTGTCCATCACTGGTGCCATTGGATCATTGGCATACCGCTCTTGCTGTGCTTGATAGTCCATTTGCGCCATTTGTGCCTCAAGCTGTTCAGGTGTGAGACCAGTTTTCTGTCCGATAAGGTCGAAGGCTTTGGCTTTTCGGCCAAGCTCCCCCTTATACTTGTCCGCTTCTTGGACAATGGCGTACATCTCTTCTGGTGTCTTTCCCTTAAAGCGTGGGTCACTCTCCCAAGGGGCTGATGCTGCTCCCGTTTCTACTGTCGTCCCGTCGCTAACGGGTGCTTCAGTTTCGATGGGCTGGGTATCAATAGTGGCATTGTCCGGTGAAGCAGTAGCGCCTGCTTCTCCAACGGGTGCCTCTGTAGTTTCGATATTATCCATGTTTTTTTATCAGATTGATACTGTGAGCCAAATTAAAATCTCACAGAGAGGGTTGTTCGACCAAAACTCCTCTCCTAGTGGCCGTCCAGTGATGCCACCAAGAGAAAGGTCTTATTCGCTTTCTATTTCTAATTTCGTATTCGACCATTCGAGGTCTACTCTTTTTAATGTATCTATAAGAAACTTGAGTCCATCTTTTTTCCCTTTTACTCTCCATAACTCTTTGAGGCTTTCGCATTCGTAGGCGTTCTTTTGTTTATCTAGTTCCTCATAGAGAGGTTTCATGATAAACGTCTGGAAAGCTTCTGACTGGATATATCCTCGCAGGTCTGATAGTCGAGCGAATTTCTCCTTACTGTCCATACATTCCTTGCATCTGATTAGGGTCTGGCTGGCCTTTTGGTGCTTGCTGGTCCATTTGCGCCTGTATGTCCTCTGCACTTGGAACTAACTCGTCGATACCGTCAATTCCTCGCAGTTCGAGAATCTTTCTCGCCCAGGCCATCTGGTTCTTTAGAGGGAACACTGGACCAAACTCTGGGTACAGTTCGGTTAATTGCTTGATAATCACGTCCTTGTTCTTGGCGACGTTTGTTTCTCCCTTGACTCGGATGTTCAGGTCGATGTCGTCAGCTTCACGAGCGGCGATAAGCATCTGGTAGACAGTCTCTCGAGAGTACTGAATCTTTCCGCCCTGGACTTCGGCTTCGAGAGGGAAAATCTTGAGGATAGGTGCATCAATGCTTTGAATGTTGGCAACCTCCATCTTGAAAAGTATGCGTCCAACGTCAGCAAGAGAAAACTTGAACCGGCGGTTGATGAGCTCAAAGCGTGAAGATGAGTAGGTGTTGGCAATCTGGTCTTGTCCAAGAGTCTTGTTTGAGGCTGAACCTTGTAGAAGGTCGTTTGCTCCACCAGCTCGTTTGTGTTCATCATCAAAACGATTGAGAAGTGCGAGAGCACCGTTTTTAATGTCTGGAACCTGGAGAGGGACGATAGCATCACTAAGGGAGCCATCGGTATCAACTTCTGTCAGACCACCAGCCCTGACAACGAGCTGTCGTTTATCAATTCCAGCTCCTTTACGTCCAAGGAAGTGAGGGTTAGCCCCGAGGTTGACTGCATCCTGAAGTCGATTAGAGAGCTTCTGAATGAGGCGTGTATATCCGAGAGTGTTATGTCCAACACCGAATCCATTAAAACGATTAGGAATGGCATTTGGTTCATGTGTCAGCTTGACCGAGTTAATACCATAAGGATTGGAAACATCACGAAGCAACAATCTATCTTTCCCTTCTACAAAGGTCTGAATCCTGTCCTCAGAGATACGGTCATAGATTTCAACTGTACCAATGCTGGCTTGCTGGCTATTGATATTGTCAGAGGTAAGCTGAATGCTTGAGTCGTACTTGCTTGCTTGCATGGAATCTTTTCCAGAAACGAGGTCACGATTGAATCCGCCTGTAGGTGACTTGATGTTATACGCGACGTTTTCTTTTACTTCACTAACTGGGACGACCGAACGGAAGATGATAGAGTTCTGGCACTCTACGTCAGGAATGATTGGGTTATAAAAACAATCGAGGATGTTTGGGACTTGGAAGTTAGGTTCGTCCTTGATAGGAGAAGAGGTCTTCCCGTCCTCGTTCTCTTTCATCTCGAAGTTCCAGACGACGTTTAAAAGAGAGGTTCCGAAGACTACAGACTGTTTAACCCACGCTTCGATTTTTTCGTATGCCTGGGGAATCGTTTGGAAGCGATAGTTGATAATTTTCTCAGCAACATTGGCAATATCAGCGTCTTCTTGCCCGATAGGTGTCACCTCAATTTCTGGATTTCCTGAAAAAATAGAAGGTACAATATACGCCACTTCTGTCCGAAGTTTCATGATTCGCTCTTGGCTCTTGCTCTTGTCCTTTGGGTCATCTAAGGAACCAAGATACGCTTGGTAAATCTCGTTGATAGTATTTCTATCTTCAAGAGTGGCCTGTTGATACTGATCGCGTTCAGTGACAATCTTTTGGATTATTAAGTCGTTGGTCAGTTCCTCTTTTTTCTTAGCCATATTTATTTCTTTTTGAGCTTATCTTTCTCTTTTTTAAGCCGTTCCTCCGCTTCTTTCCGAACCTTCTCTATACGTTCCTGATTGTTGTTGAACTGAATCGGTTGTGGTTTCTTTTCCATAGTTAGGCGACAAAATATGATGTGGTTGGGTCTAGTACTTCATCCTTCGCTGGTTTGTACACACTGAGTCGATACCGTATCGCGTCCATTGAATGAGAAAACTGATGCTCTGGTTCGTTCAGTATTTTTCCTTCTTTATCCGTCTTCCACATGTAATTCCGGTACTCTCGAATGATGTTGACACTTCTTTTTGAGACACTAATCTTTTGGTCTTGAACGAACTGAATCCCCTGATTGACTGAACCCTGTCCTTTCGTTGCACCGATTATGTTCACTCCGTATCCTTTTATTTCATCAATGCTTTTTGGTTCTGAACTATCACCAACAGCGAGCTTTTGTGGTTCTTCAAGTCCAAGGAGGATGTCAGCTATTTGCTTGTTGCTCAGTGCTTTCTGGTAGGCAATCTCATCGAATATGAATCCTCCGTTATAGCTATAGACCGAGACAATACTTGTTGGGTCATTACTGTATCCGAAATCTACCCCTCTTCCCTCTAACCTCGCTTCATGAGGAACGTCATCAATAATCTGCCAATCCTTGTATATCTTCCCTTCGACTTCCCCAAGCTGGCCGAGTCCATACACCTGCCACCATCCTTTCCGGTTCTTTCTTTGCTCTATCGAATCTACGATCTCTTTGCTTAATCCTTCGTTGTCTTGGTAAGTAAGGATGAGTTGTTCGGCGTCTGTTCGCTTTCCCATCACCTCCGTGTACCACCAGAATTCATTGGTTGGGTTCCAATCAAGAATTACGAACTCCTTTGTTCTCACTTCCAGTTCTTCAAATGCCTGAAAGGAAATGTTGTTAGCTTCATTGATAAAGAGCCTATCTCGTCTCGCACCCCGAACCTTCTCCGATTGATCGACCGAAAAAAACTCTATCTTGCTTCCGGTTTCGTATGTGTAAACGCTGTTTGTTTTGTCCCAGTTCTTTTCTTTAAAATATCGCTGTTCTCTCATTATTCGCTCCCAATCTCTCATTGCTCCTCTTCGTAGATGTGGGAAACTTTCCGATACGATGCTAGTCAGTGTTGGGATTTTGTCTCTCTGAGCGAGGTCTATGAGGTACTCGATACTTCCGATGGTCTTTCCTGCGCTCGTTCCTCCGGGTATACCTCTAAGCCTCTTCTTGAGCTGTACTATTTTCTTTGTTGCTGTCGTGACTATAAATGCCATACAAAAGAGGAATAGGATTACCGTTTTTGTCTTCTCCTCCGTCTATAGATTGCGGAATCATCTTTACGAATGCCTTTGAGATTTCTGTAACTGCGAATTTCTGGTCAGATTTGTCTTCGCTTTTTAAAAACTTCATCAACACCCTAAAATACGGTTCCGTCAGCGCTGAATACCGTTGTTTTATTTTTAGTTCTTCCTTCCATGATTTTCTTCCTCTATCAGCCATACATTAAATACTTCTTTTTTCTTTATTCACAAACAAAAAAAGGCACAACATATAGTTGCGCCCTTCAAAATCGGACTGTATTAAATTACTTCAAGCATACGGAATAACTGTTTTTTTGTCAAATCTCAATAATAGTCTCAGTGATTGTCACCCCCTTTATTTTTTGCTTTTGACCTATTTTCTTTTTTTCAACTTCCACAATTATCTTACCCCCAAAAAATACCCATCCTCCTTTTTCTGCTGATTTTTCAAATTGTCTCTTCAGAATATCCTTGAAACTCTCTGGGATGGAAGCTTCCATATTTTTTATTTTTCCTATAAAAAAATCCGCCATATAGGCGGACAAATCACACAAACGGTGATACCGCCCTCGTGTGATTGAGATTGTTCTTCTATT